CTACCATTTCCAATAATGCGATGTCTCATACAAGCCCTTGTAGACCTGTTCTAGTAACTCAAGTATCTTGTATGAATCTCCTTGCCCGGCCATCGCAGCAATCACCATCTCTCTCGCGTCTTTGAGCGATTTCCATTCATCGGCGCTAATTTCGTCGCGAGCAACCAACTCTTTCTCAATCTTCTGGGATATTCGCGCGATTTTTGAGTGGACGTATTCTTGGCGAATATCACCTATCTTCCGAATATTGGCTTCTGTAGGTTCATCCAGAAGGCCTAGTGTCTTGGAAAGTGCGATCATGCTTCGAATCTCCATTTCATCAAGCGCTAGGTCCAAGTTGACGTTCAGTTTCCGTTGGAAATATCGTCCCAGGAAGACCTTCAAAGCTGCCTCAAGGGCAGCAGCACTAAGCAATATGGTAGCTACATCTTCTTCGAGTACATAGTTGAGACGGGCAGTCAACCAAAGAGATCTAGGATAGATAGGTATGGTGCCTTCGTCGACTATCCTACTCCGAGAGCCTAGTTCCTTGGCTCTCTTCTCACCTTCTTTCCTCAGGTCATCCTCCAAATATCGTCCGACATACTCATCAATGTACAGGTTTGCTGTCTGAGACGATTCTCTATTCACGTGAGCCTGCTCCTTTGTCTCTCCTTCGCACTTTTCCTCAGATCCTTACTTCATAAGTATATCTCATGAGAGATACTGATAGAAATGGGATGCAGTCGCATTCCATTGTGTCACTGGTGTCCGTGTCTATCTCCACTTGGGACCTGCAGACGCGCAGGAATGCATACGGAAGATCTAGGCTGACTACGACGAGTTGAGGCGAATGTTCGAGACGCTTCAGGCAAGGATCAACAAGAAAGAGTGCGTCCGCTAGGCGTAATGGAGCTGCGAAAGAGAAGGAATGGCTATTCGTATGGTATCTCGTACGTGGCTTTGAAGCTGAAGTTGCTGTCCTTGGGGAAAGGTGTCGCAAATTTGCCTGTGGTGAACAGGTTGCCGCCTAACGCTGCGCTGAACAGGTAGCCTCTGCGGATCGTGTAGTTCGCCTCAGCAGTACCCCACTCCCCTGTGAACGTTATCTTGCCTGCATCAATCACGCTGGTGACAGCTTTCCGTGGCCCAGTGTTGCTACCCGTTTCAGTCGTGTCGGTTTCCGCCGGGTCCGCGGTCTCATCGCTCAGGCTGAAATGCGTGACAAAACCCTTCGTTGAAATGTCACCCTTCGTCCAATACGCCAGCATCTGTTCGCCCACATCTGTGATCAGGTTTTCAACGGTCTCCTGCTGGACGACTTCACCCGTCCTAGCGTCGATGAGTTCCCCCGTCAATCTTCCATGTATCTTCTTTTTCTTCTCTCTTATTGTCAAGAACACACCTCCGTAGCCTTGAATTCTAAACTTCCTCCCAGACGACGATGACCTCAGTCCAGATTTCAGACGTGCTCTCATCGCCGGAAATGGTTGACGGATATGCTCCATAGGCCTGCGCCTTGCGTCTTCCGTCTCCTGCTGCCCCAGCAGTGTATGAAGGAGCGTCCGCAACATCATCGTATTGCCACCAGACGCCATAATCTGCGGCAGGAAGAGTGAGTGAGCTCGGCGTTCCCTCTGAAATCAGAACCTCATTCTGTCCAGCCGCTAACGCTATGGAGCCAGATTCCCATTTCTTGTTCTTCGGCGATGCTTCGTCGAAGATGGCGAATCGTCCGCTGCCTTGCGCCACATGGCTGTAAAACCTGAGAGAGTAGATAGGCTTCTGTGCAGGAAGAGTGAACTTCTTCGCTCTAACCATGAAGCCTTTGATCTTCACTGCGTAGGTATGCAGAGACAGTTTTGATGTGTAGCTCGTCATGCCTGCGATGTCAAGTGTGCTCGGGAAGCCGGGATCGGAAACATAGCTGGCTGCGGTTGCTTTTCCGTCCCCTGAAACTCCCGTGACGTAGCCGTAGTATTCTGCATTTCCGCTTATCTCAGTTACAACGAGCCAGTGGGTTCCGGCAGCCGGCAAATGCGCACGAGATATCAGACCGATTTCATTCCATGCGTTGAGAGCGCCGACGAAGGGTGCGCTTTGTCCTAACCTATTGGCTGGAGAAGCATTGTCGAAGATTGAGACACGCTTGTTTCCAACCACGGCACCGAGGTAAATATGGATTTGCTTGATTGTGCACGGCGCAGCAGCGGATATCTTCGTGCACCAAGTGTTGATGGTTGTCGAGTCCATCGGGGTTGTGCCGGCGTATGTCGTCACGCCTTCTTCAAGAGTCGGATAGCTTTGTGATCCGATGGCGCTTTGACCATAGGTAACTCCACGGAAGGCCTTCAGCGTCTCGGAAATGCTGGGCGTATCTGAAAGCGCCATCCCAACTGTCGCCTTGAGGACATCTGAGATGGTCGGGCTGTCAGAGAGAGCTCTTAGCCCCAACATACTTGTCTGGGCGAAGGCTAACTCATAGTAGAGTTTTCCAGCCTCCATTCTGAAGAAAGGGTCGAGCATTAGAGCGTAGATCTGAGGCGATCCATCCTCCAAGTCAAAGATGCGAGGGGCCCCATCAGCGAGAGCTTTCAAGTCTGCCCTTTCAGTGATAAGATTCTCTGTGACTAGGCCTCGCACCACGTATTCTTCGCCGAACGCTCCGTGCTGTTTTCGAGAAGAGAGAGCCTTTCCGGGAATCGGCCTTTCCTCATAGATCTTCTTATCTCTCTCTTCGATTTGGAGCACTGTTCCGGGTAAGGGTTTCGTTCCAAACTTCACCATTCGGCGCTTCACCTACCTTCTTTCCAAGTGCCTTTCGATGGCTGCGAGGATATCGCTAAGCGTGACAGCTCTGTTCGTCAACTCGACCGTCATTCTATTTCCTGCGCCATACTCGTAGACAACCGACTGAACTGTGAATGAGTCGTCGACCTCCATACTGCTGCTGATAACCTGAACGGAATCTCCGACATGGAGAACTTCGGCTTTCGCGTCGAGAGTGATAGATATGGCTGGCTTGGAGTAGTTCACTAGGAGTTGCAAGGCTCTTAGTTGGCAGAGGACCAGCGATGTCCACTGCGACTCGGCAACAGGTTTCATTCGCTTGCCGTATGTCTTGACAGCCTCCTCATCGGAAACAGTTACAACGATGTCGGCTCCAGAAGTATCTTGGCCGCCGCGTAGCTTTAGGACTGTGGCAAGGCCCCGATAGTCGGTTGTGTACTCCATGACGTGGCAGTTCTCGCCTTCCTTGAAGATGTTCAACGGGGCTACCTCACATGCATCTTCCGGTCTGCATCAACGCTTACCGTTGCGGCACCTAGCGATGCAACCTTCGAGAGAAGATCATATGCGGTTTGACCTGTTTCGCTTAACGTCACGGAGATGTTTTCGAGATGCGATGATACTGTGCCCAACAGGACCTGCTTGAACGGTGCGAGAAACTGCGAGTGAATCTGTTCAATGATTGATTTCAAGGTCGCATTCGTGAAGGTGGCTGACTCGATGTGGGTTCGCATAAGCGCTTGAATCATAGTACGACCCTGGAGCTTCATGGCGGGCGTGGGTGCGATTCTTTTCGTCAGGACTTCGATGCGACCCGTGAACAGCTTGGTCCCATAACGGTAGATCGCAAAGTCGTAGAGCCCCTTCACGGCAACATCGATGTAAGGGATCTCAAGCTCAGTGATATCTTCAGCTGGATTAGAGGAGACGCGGATGACCGCGCAGTCCCAGATCTTCCGCCCCTGAATCCACACATCGTATTCCTTATCGCTATTAGGGCTGTCTGCATCTCGATGAACGCTGACTTCAATCGTTACGTAGACGCGAGGATACATGCTGGTGCCCGGCCACTCCCCTTTGACAACCGCGACTCCCATTGCTGACGCTGAAAGGGTGACTGATATTTTGCCATCGTCTCCGGTGACGCCGCTGTTCGCACTCAACGTTCCATGTGAAGTTGTGAAGTTAATCGTCTTTCCAGGCGCTGGATCCCCATCCTCGTCCTTCAGAGTGAAGGTGATTGTTGCGCTGGTTGGAGAGGATGCGCCCTGCCTGTTGATTATGTAATTATCGGTTTCAACGCTTATCGAGTAGGATTCACCGTATAGGAGTTCGTCGCCGCCAAAAATATCGGAGAACAGCTCCGAGGTGTAAACGAGATTGTTTCCTGCGTCGCATATTTTATAGCGTCCTGTGATTGGATAGGTTTTTGCAGATACGTCGAGTGTTGCTATTCCACCAGACTCGGTTGCCTCCGCGATCAATGCGTCTGAGGCGTCGAAGAGCTTAGCCTTGTAGCCAGTCGCAAGGTTTGTGACTTTGATTGATCCGCTTCTGCAGACAACAATATCATCAAACCAGTGGTTTTGGGTGTTATCCGTTACTTGATACACGGTTGTGTATGATTCGACGCCGACTCGAAGGGTTTTGAGTCCTTCCGAAGTCACAACAGTATCGTTCTTCCAAAGCCAAACATCTTGTTCATCACTCACATACCCGTCGAGGAATAGGGAATCACCGAGCCTTACTCGCCTTGCAAAACCCATAGTGGAGGACGCGTGATGCCAGCGGTGGCGAACCTGCATGCGGACCGAAGTCAAACCTGATGGAATCGTCACCGTTCGAGCGCGACGTAGATAGCGCCCCGCTGGTATCTGCGACTCTGCATTGGCTAAACTCTTGATTTTCGCGTTCAGCGCGTAAGGCGACGAGTAGAAAACTGAAGCGTCAAGGAAGCTGACGCTTCTCGTCGTCCAATCAAGGCCGAGATATTCTTCCTCTGTCCAACCGTCAAGGTCGTCGAACTTTGAGTCGTAGATTTTTCCCTCGACCTGTCGCACCAGTGTGGGCAAATGCTATCGTCTCCACTTCACTGCGTTGCCGAGCTCGCGGCTGATCATCCTTGTCAGGTTGTCAAGATCCTTAACTTCGCCAGTCATCGACTGAATTGTGATAGGAATGTTCACTGTCATATGTGTGGGACCAGATGGACCCGCAGCACCTCCTCTGGGCCTCGCAAACCCATCTGCAGGTGACAATGAGAAAGCTGCACCGCTGAAGGCGCTTTCGATTCCACCCAATCCTTTCTGCGTCTCAGAGAGAATCCCTTGCATGCCTTCCTTCGTCTGCCTGACCATCAGGTTCCACATGTCAGGCCAAATCGACTCTTGTGCGACTTCGTTGGAGAGGTTTTGAAGCGTGTTCTGCGTCTGCTGGGCTCCACTCGACACCATGTCTGTGATTTGCTTCCATATACCGCCGAGAAAGCTAACGATGCCATTCCAGAGATTCGTGAAGATGTCGGTGATCGTCTTGCCCCACGCAGTGATTGTCTCGACGACGCTACCAAGCCAGCCAGTGATCCCTTTGATCAGATTATCAAAGCCTGCCTTGAAAACTCCGAAGACGGCGTCCATCAGCTCCTGCACAAACGAGCCGCCGACAAGCCACTTGTAGAATCCCTCGAACGTCTCCTTGAGCCACGCGATGAAGCCTCCAATCGATTCGATCAGCTGCTTGATGAACGGGGCCACCACCTCGACCGTGGCCCTGAATCCCTCTGCAAGCAGCTGGATCACAGGAGTGACAAGTTTGATGACCTCGACGAGGCCTTGGAGAGCTGGGACCACTGTGACCTTCAGGATATCTGCGATAAGATTGAAGATCGTATAGGCGTTCTTACCTTCCGTGCTTACGCCTGTCAAAGCTTCCCAGATCTTGCCAAACGCCTCGAACACGGGCTGCAGCGCTGTCCAGATGCCTTTCAAAGCCTCCCAGAGTTCCTTGAAAACAGGCATCAGAGCTTTCCCGACTTCGTCGGTGACTGTTGCGAATCCTTTCTGCAGGTCTAGCCAAGCCTTGTTTAATCCCTCCGCCATCTTCTGAACTTCGGGTAGCTCTGTGAATCCTTTCCAAACCTTTCCAAGATCCGAAACGAATTGATCTGCGCCCAGAACGACTTTGCCCCACATATCCTGCAACGAATTCATCACAGGAATCAGAGCGCTACCTATTCTTTCCTTTAGATTGTCGAAGGCATTGGCGACCATCTGTTGCTTGCCAGCGTAGCTCTCAACATCTTTCTGCGCTGCGCCACCGAATTTTTGCGAGATCATCTCCATTGCGGTGGCGAACTCTTTGCCTTTGGGAACGCTTTCATCGAGAACCACACCCATGCTTCTGAGCGGGCGTTCCATGCCGATGAACGCCTTTCCAACGGCATTAGCGGCCTCGCCCAAGCTCACTTGTTTCGCAGCAGCAAGATCCATCGTCTGCGTCATAGCCTTCATTGCTTCATCGAGCTTCATGCCGTGGTCCATGAGCGTCTTCATGGCTTGCGCAACTTGCTCGTCACTGAACCTCGACATCTTCTCTGCGCTTAACGCGAATTCCTCTATCCTTGTTTTGACAGTGGACCAAGAAGTGCCTGAACGTTCAACTGTTGCAGCGAGGCGGTTCCAAACTTCTTCACTGCTTGTCGCAGCTTTGAAGCAGTCCTGCAGTCCCTTCACGACTTCACCGACTGCCGCAGAGGCAGCGCCCATGACTCCTGCGCCTGCGAATCCAGAGATCACATTGCCAAGGCTCGTGAAGCCTCCACCAAGATCCCCGATCACACCCGAGAAGACTCCAAGCGAAGCGCGGACCTTATCCATCGCAGACGAGGCTTCGTCTACGCCTTTGATCGCAACAACGACTTCTCCGGCTACACTCATTTGACTGCCTCCTTGACTGCTTTCCAACCTGCTTGAATCAATTCGTCACGGTAGGCTTCGAGAGCTGGACGAATGAACGGTCGAGCAACCATCCGTACGGTTCCCATCTCAACGAAGAGCGCGTAGTCAGCAGAAGCTCCAAACTCAAAGTCCAGCAGGCCTACTGCCTTGAAGAAGATAGTTGATCGAAGGTAGCCCGTACGAACCGGACATATGTCAAATGCGTAATTGCGCATCAGCCCTCCAACTGTCTGAAGTTGCTGTGAGAAAGATTCCTTGAGTCGCGCAGCTATCCGTTCCAGTAGCGGTGTAGCTGTGTCTTTGACTATGCGGATTGAGAAACTCATCTTCTTCGACCTTTCGCGGATCTTGTGGCTTGTTTGATCTGATGCCCCATGGCGTGAAACAGAAACAGTGCTTGATCTAATGGGATCTTGGCGACTTCTGATGGTGTACGATGCAGTAGTGAGCAGAGCGCGTAAAGCGCCTGTCCTTCCGGTGACCTAGCTAGGTGGGCGATGGGGTCTGCACTTGTAAAGGGGCCAGAGGTTTCCCTAAGCCTAGTGCGTTGATGATAGAAACACATTTGGTCATGCCTAGCTTCATCAGGTTCTCCTCGGTGACCGTAGAATCAGCGCGGCCCCAGGTCGCCAAGAGAACCTTCAATGCCAGCTTGAACGGATCCTTCTCTTCAGCGATCGCAGGATAGTCGCCGAAACGGAGATCGTAGAACTTGATCTTGCAGGCTAAGTCAGGCACGTAGGCTTCTCTGAGTCCCTCGTCTTCCGACAAGAGTTCCGCTAATGTTTTCAGCTTCGCGCCTTCTGCCTCAGCGCGAGCTTCCAGATCTTTCTGGAGTTTGCCCTCCAGTTTCTCTATTCTCTTCTCTATTCCGCTCATCTTCTCCCTCCTCTTTCTCTCGAATAATGCGCAGCTTGCGCGTGGATCCCGTGTGGTAGATCAGCCTGGTCCGAGGCAAACTGCGGATAAAGTCTCGTACAGTTGCATAGTCCGCTAATGGACCATGACAGATGAAGCCATACGAGACATGTACCTCCAAATCTCTTCTTTCTAGACTCAAAAACTCCAAACTCCAAGAAACGGGCCTATGTTTGCGTTCCGAAGACTAAGTCGTCGCCTATTCCTTCGACGCCTTCAGCCACTATGGCATCCTCATCCATCGTGAAGTCCCAGATGTTGAGAATCACATTCTTGACGGTGATCGTCTGCTTGCCGGTTCCAGTGCCCTCAGGGTAGAATACTACGTCAGCAGGGGTGCCTGCCAAGACCAGTTCTCCGTAGGTCTTGTCGATGTATGCCTTTTCAAGGGTAAAACTAAAGTGTTTGTTGCCTTTGACGAGGGTGGGCTTGCCTTCGTCCCCTAGACCATAATGCTCTTCGATGTCACGGGCGAACGATATGCTAGAAGCAGTTGTCAATCCGCTGCCAATCGTCTGGGTTCCAATCTTGATGGATGCCACTAGAGGCTTGAATGGACTAGACAATTTTCATAATTCCTCCTTTTTGGGAGTTGGTTAGCCCGTCACGTGGGCCGAACGGTCAAGAAAGATGACTATGATTTCGTGATGGTTATCGTGACTCTGAAGTCGAAGGAGCGGCGCCAAACATCTTCTTCAGGCAGATCGCGTCCGCCCCAGGGAACGATATCTACAAAACCGAACGTGCTCCTGGCCTCGTACAGCTTCGTCAAGACTTTGTCAGCGAATTCACGCATCTGACTCTCTACTCGAGCCCAGACATCGACCTGGAAGCTGACATCTAAGTACTGCATCTTGTCAGGGAAGCCCCCACGGATCCTCGTGAATATCAGCTGGAGAGTGGCTGATGGCAATGGGAACCCGCGTGGAGGCCTAACCTCATAGACCGTTAAGCCTTCGATCTCGCGCAGCTTCATAGCGATTGCGTTCTCTGCTGTCTGGATGGGCGTGGACATGAAGCCTCACTGATCTGTCCTTTTGATATGCAGGCGTGAAGCTGTCAGGAGCAGGCGAATGTTCCATGCGCATCCAAAGCCAAGCAAAACGGTTGCAAGGATCACGGCTAGCCAGGCAAAGGGACGGAAGGGCGGAATCTCAAGAAAGATGATCATAAGGTAGACATGTAGCCAGCTGACCGCTGCTACCTTGAGGACCACGAACCATCCCCAACCGACTTTCCCGATCAGCGAAGATAGGAATAGGTTGTCTTCTCGTAGACCATGATGCCGAATACCAAGCTCTGTGATCAAGAGATCGAAGATGTTCAGCGCCCACATTACCCAAAGCAGATTGACGAAGACAAGTTCCTGCAACATGACTCTTACCTCGTTGCTGTGAATGTGTGACTCGAGATTTGTTGCAGGATCTCCATTGCCCTAGCCTTGAACAGCTTCTCTTTCTCCTCACTCTTCGCCAAGCGATGGAAACAGTACGCCGCCGCCAGAAACGTTGAGGCTTCCTGAATGGGCTTCATGCTGTAACGGTAGGTCATCTCGACTTCGGCGCCGACTGAGGGCGCTGTTACAAAGATGATTTTGCCTTCTGCGCCTCTAAGCTCGAACTTGTCTGATGCTTGCGCTGTGCCATCCACATAGACCGTGACTTTTGATTCGTCGTCGGTTGTGTTGCCTTGGTCGTCAACGATAGGCTTGTAGAGCGTTCGGAAGGTCTTGTCGCTTGGCGATTTCTGAATGCCGAGAAGCTCTTTGACCTGTTGTCCTGTCCAGACTTTCTCTGTGATCTGTTCTATGTCGCGGTCCGCCCAACCAATCATCTCGTCAACTATTGCATCGCTGATCTCTGTCGTTGTCAGCCCAGAGATGTCCCTAACTGTGTCAACGGTTGTGTACGCCATAACGGGTCTAGCTCTTTGCGACTACTTGCAGAGAGAACATGAAGCTGGGCGTGGTTCCCCCGATCGTGTAGGCAGTGCGGGCATACTTGCCGACGTTCGCGCTTAGCTTCAGATAGTTGCCCTAAGGTGTGATTTGTGTGAAGGAGTCACTGAGATTCTCCCAATCCGTGTCGCTTGTTTGGAACCTGGTATCAAGCATCGGATTGGTCCCAACCCTAGCGATGATTTTCACGACTAGAAGGCCGTCCGCATGGTTTCCAAGATCCTTGGCCGCGTTTTGACAATGCGCGGTTCTATCTGCGTATGCGAGAAATTTGGCGACCGCGCATCCCCTAGGACGATTCGCTACGTCCTAGGCCTTGATACAGAAAGGCCCATGATATTCCGAGTGTCCTACGCTTCGAATAGCGAGAACTCAGCTCAAACATAAGCCACGGAGACTATTCAGAGAAAAATGATACCGAAACAATGTCATAATGAACTCCGACCGATAGCATCTTAGTCACCATATGCAAAGACAATGTTTTCCTTTGGGTCTAGGGCCCCGCTCCCCCCCTCTTCTCGGTGATTTCATCCATTATATTCTTCACTGCCCAGGCCAAACATGCAGAGAATAGAACTCCAGTCAAGAAGGACATTGCCTGCCACACTCTCATCGCCGGTTCTGTCAGGAGGTAGTAGCATACGATAGTAGTATCTTTTGCACTCCAATCCTTGTACAGTACGTCAAGCATTATCCTTTCCGCCTCCTCTTTTATACGGCGTACGTGAGGGGGGTTCGGGCCGGAGACAGCACCAATTATCATCGGTGTGACTATTGTGCCAGAGACAAGGACAACAAGAAATGCCACTGCGGAAATAAGACGTGGTCTCACTGCTGAAGACCCCTAGAGAGTACAATACATCCAATAGCTTCCCTTAAAAGCCTTATCTAGCTTTAGATGCCTCAGAATTGGCGTTTTCTGCACAATGAAGCCCATCCTTAGTCTCGATGACATGTGTGGCAATCTCGGCTGCTGTCCGCCTAAAGAAGTTCCGAGCTATCTCGACAGTCTCGTGGGCCAAAGATGCCAATCTCTAACCGCCCGGTCCATTTTCCAGAAAATAGGGAATTCTTCTCCGAACGGGAGAAAGTGTGGGAAAGGTCTCTGGGGCTTAGGCTGTGATGAGCTTCACGATGCCCTTCGCGTTCAGTACGCCCAGTCCGTACTCCATCGTGCCGTACAGGTAGGTCTTCCTTTCGCCTGGCTCGTACTTCGGTTCCACTTCAGGGTCGCGCTTGACTTCCTCGACCCACACTCTCTCGCTGATCAGGAAAGCGTGGTAGGTTGTGATTCCACCTGCACCGGTGCCAGTCGGAACCTGCGTGGTCTTCAGCACTTTGATGCCAAGCCACTGTCCGATCTCGCCGTTCAATATGACTTCTCGTCCGCCATACTGGGCTGCGTTGATGAACTTGTCACTCTTCAGCAACGGGCCTTCCTGAGCTGGGTGTATAGCGACGTACCGGGGCTCACGCTTCTCCTTCCGCATCGTGGTTATCGCATTCGCCAACAGGTCGGTGCTGAAAACGTCACTGGAATCCACAGTGTCCTCGCTGGTGGCGTCACCACCGTAGAGCGTTCCTGCAATGCCCGATGCCGCATTGAGTGCGGCAAGGATATCTTTGTCTTCTTTGTTGGCGACACCCTCCGAGAGAAGATCTGTCAGCACATCGACCACATTGAAGGTGACTTGTTCGATGACCTGCCTTGTGACCGAGATCGCTGCGATAATCTCCTTCACAGTGATTTCCAAACGATCAACAGTCACTGCAAGGTCATCTGGCTTGACGCCTTCAGTTGCATCCACTGCCTCAAGGACCGTGGGGACCTTGGGGAAGTAGAACTTGTTACCGGGCTGCCCACGTAGCGTTGTGTCAACGATGCCAAGAGCCCTCATCACCCGCTTCGGTTGGGCGCCGAGCTCAACCTGCGGGCTCCAGATGATTGGTATGGCTTTCACTGCGTCCGTTGTAGTCAAAGATTCACGTAGTTTGTTGGCAACTCTGACCTGCCAGGGTCCTATGGCTTCTTCGAGTACGGCTACGGCTACGATCCCTTTCCCTGCTTCTTGCGCCATTTCTTCCTTAACCTCCTTCTTTTCCTCAACTCTGCCGGGCTCCAGCTGTTCCTTCAGGTGGAGAAGATCCTCGGTGGGGATCTGCTCTAGGCCTGTGGGCGGAGCTTCCGCTGGCTTCGTTGAGGGAGGAGTCTCTTCCATTTGGTTCAACTCCTTCAGAATTTCCTGTTACTCATCGATCCGCTTGCGCGGTCTCAGTAACCGTGAATGAATGAAGACTAGACTCTCACGCCTCGCCTTCTGAGCTCTGCCACCACAGCGGCTAGGTACTGCTTTCTCTGCTGCGGACTGAGAGATTCGCTGAGCTTCTTCTCCCACAACATGATACTTGTGAGGGGGTCTCCGGGAGCTACGCCTTCGGTGAGCAGGTCGAGGCGTGTGAAGACTATTCCTCGTGGTACAAGGACCTCGCCGACTTCTGCGCTTCGATACTTTGCTTCGATGCTGACGTTCTTGATTTTGCCTGACTCGTAGAGGCGGTTTGTTTCTTCATCTTCGACATAGATCACTGCTTCGACGCGGCCGCTCTCAAACTCAGCATCCTCAGTTTTGTTCTGAGGGAACGGCAGCTGTCTATCATGATTGATGCCGAGAGGTCTCTCTGCTAAGGACCTAGCTGCTGGCCTGAGTTCCTCTTCCGTGTACTTAGCTCGGTTGCCGGTCGTGGTGACGTGGATCGCATGGACTTTGTAGAATTTTCCCTTTCCCCCTTCCACTGCCTTGTAGAACTCGATCGGCGGAGCCCACCGGAACGATTCAGCTAGACTTGCGATATGGAACCTCAGGTGTCTCAGTAGTCTCATGTCTTCTTCTCCTTCTCTGGAGGCTGTCCCTCTTCCTCTGTAAGCTCGAAGCCTGCATACTTCGCCAGCATGCTGCGGGCTTCTTGACGGGTGATGTATTCGATCCCGCTTGTGGCGCTGACTTGGATGAGCTGGATCAAATGCTCAAGTTCGACTTCGGGTCGTTCCTGCATGCCCCAGCGGATTCGAACCCCTGCCGCTTTCGGATCGATGTCATTTTGCTGGAGAAGGATCTGGAAGACTCCTTTCTCAACAGTGCGGGCTAGGTCCCGTTGCAGTTTGATGATCTTTCGGTCAGCCATCTTTGTGGCTTCAGTTGCGCTTGCCTCTGTAAAGCCCGGGGTCGTGAATAAGCGGGTCATGGGAGTTTGGAGGCCTTGCACCACCTGTGAGTAAATATTCTCGATCATGCCATCGAATCGGGCGGAAGGATTGATGTCTAAGGAGTCAACTTCTACAGGTTTGTTCGTGACGAAGTCTGCATCTGCAGGTGCTGATTGGATTGTTGGGGCATACTCCTTCTCCAGCTTCTCGTCGCCTACACCTTCAAACTTCCAAAGCCGTTTCGGTGCTGCATATCGGTGAACGATCTTCTGTATGTCATCTTCGAGTCGAGCTTTGATGTCCAAGAAGGCTGGTCGAACGCTAGTCTCGTCAATCTGCTTACTTGTTGCAAGGCTATGCAGGATCCCTGTTCCCCAAGCCGATCCGTCCACAGGATTCAACCGAAAATGAATGATCTCGTCGGCGGTGAACTCGACCTTGTCAGTTCCTATCTGCTGTATGTAGTTCTGAACGCGTCCGCCAATCTTGCTTCGTATGATGAATTTGATCGATGATAGCGGCAGAATCTTCAAGGAGACAAGCTTGTTCTTGGCGAAGACCCTCTCCCAGAAACAGTTGCCTGACAAGACAACCTCTTTCGAGGTTTGCATAAGCAGGTCATCCATGTTCACCTCTTCACAGAAGTCGTCGATTATTTTCTTGGCCTCTTCGAAGCCGGGTTCGCAGACTGTATAGAATCCTGCGCCTGCGATCTGTTCGCCTATGTAGTCAACGGCTGCCATGACTGCAGGATCCCTTAGGTAGTAGTCTACTAGGGCTGCGAGGCTGACCGGAGGCTGCTCTCCTAGCCTCGCTTTCATAGCAGGAATGAATAGACCCTTTTCCGCTGTGGCTTCTTTGAGCGCCTCAGTTATCCTTCCCGGAAGCCGCTGAAACCTTTCGAAGACGGGAACGGGGATCTTCCTAGTTATTGCCTGAAAGAAACCTTTCGATCTCTCGCTCAAAGCTAGTTCTCTCCTTCTTACCTGAGATTGCGAGTTGCTGACCAACAGCCTTGACTGATCAGCAAAAACGAAGTGAAGGACTTGGCCGCAAGTCTTATTTTGACCAGTCCCAGAGCATCTTTGGTTTCCTTACGATGACTTCGAGCAAGTGGAAACTTGCTGCCATGCTGATTGTCGCATCAGCTGTAGTGGGAGCTGTAGGTTGGCAGCAGTTAACCCCTAAACCCATGTCCCCCACCACCGTCATGATCACTCCGACCACTACAGCTTCAGTAGCCAGAACCACTGTCACGCATCGCGAGACAGAATGGATCAGAATCGACAAGGTTAGGCCTGTCAACTACTACCTTGAGCTCCTACTCGCAAATGGAACGTCGCCGTACGGCCAGTTGTATTGGGAACTGCGAAAACTCCCCGATCTCACAAATGCAACGGCAGTAGCCAAGATCACATATCTAGCATTGAATGCAACAAACCCAGAAGTAAGAGAGGCCTTCGAACTAGTAATCAAGGGAGGGACACCTTATCCGGGAGACTTCAAGTATCTAGTTCCGAGTTACAACACTGAGCTTCAAGTCTTGTACTGGCTTGCATGCCAGAATGAGTTCAAGAGAGATGATACGTTAGCTTTGGCCACCTGCATGGTGAACGGTCTGTGGGTGACTATGGGAGACGAACAAGTCAGACAAGCCGTCAAGAGAGATGCGAACGAGTTCTTGATCTTTTTCAGAGGGACCAGCGAGTTGCAGAGGGGGCAAGGACACCCTTTGCTTGAGGACTATCCTTTGGAAGCGAAAATCTGCCTAGCATGGCGTGCCAACAACGCCGGAGACTTCTGGTCCGACACATTCAGCTTGACCAAGTTCGCCAGCAGGACGCTTCAACTTAACGCCTATGAATGGGCGACAGTGAGTCTGGCAACTCTCAGGCAGATGCGCGACCTGATGGAGAAAAACAGATGGGTAGTAGCAGACCGAGGAAGCACCGTTGCGAATCTCGAGGACTACTTCTACTTCGGCAATCACTGGAACTACACCTACACTACCTATCTCTCCATTGATAGCGTAACCGTTAGAGCGGTAGGCATTCACAATGTTGATTGGCAATTCCGATACTACCTTCAAACCGGCAAAGGAATCGGGACATGCGGAGACGAGGCGGATCTTGTGGATGCTTTCTGCAAGTCTTGGGGAATTGCCACGACATTTGTTTGGAGAAGACCTGCAACAGGAACAAGAGATTCGAGAATTAGTCACAGCCACATGTACGTCACATACTACGATCCGGTACTCAGGTCGTGGGGGGCCTATCACAGGCAAGCAGACGCAATCAACATGAAAGACAGCTACACCTTGTACGTGACAAGGCCACCGGTTCTTCAACCAAGATGGCTTAACTACTGGAAGGATAACACTATCGACACCTACTGGTATGGAAACATGTACTACATAGCGAACACCCCGTACTTGGGTGAGAGGATTTCAACAATGTTCAAGAACGGTGTTCCTACTGTTCAGATAAAACAATGGTTATTTTACAACATTGATGGTCTTTAAATGAGGCTCGGGTACTCATCTGGACACAACTTCAGGCCGGTAGTTGCGGATGACGAGGTTGGCCAATGCACCTCGTCGTGGTCCTTGGCCCCATTTGCGCGAAGCCATCGGACATCGAATGCGCTGAATGATCAAGCCTTGACCATTGTAGAGCTGACGAATCAGGGGATGATTACCGTAAGTGAGAAGCCATTTGCCTTTGGCTTGGCGCAGCATAGCGGCGAGATCTCTATGGTCCTGTTCATTGAACGGTGAGGGGCGTGCCTGCTCTGTTTCCGGGTAAGGTGGGTCGAGAAAGAAGAACGTCTTGTCACTGCCCCAGTTTTTGATGCATCTTCTGAAGTCCAAGCAGTCGACATAGACGCTTCGTAGCCGTTCAGCCACAGCGTTGATAGTTTGACCGCAGTTAGCCCATGCAGTCGCCTTCCGTTGGCGTGCTCTGCCAAACGCCCATCCAGCATGCCACCTGCCCGAGAACGATGATCGCATACAGTAGTAGAACGCAGCTGCTCTCTTGACGGGGTCCGAAATCTTGCCTGCGTCGATTTGAGCCATGAACCTGTAGTAGAGCTCGCGGCTGTAGGGAAGCCACTCCAGCCGCTTCAGGAACTCCTCCTTGCGATCTCGAACAACCGTGAAGAGGTTGACAAGTTCCTTGTCCACATCATTGTAGACCTCTACCGGGCTCCGTTCTTTGGCGAAGAGAAGTGCAGCTGCGCCGCCGAAGACTTCGACGTAGACTTCGTGAGGCGGGATGAGGGGCAGCAGCTTCTTCACTAGGAAGTGCTTTCCGCCCAAGTATGGGAAGAACCGTGAGGCGATCCAGAACTTCAAGCCTGACGCTTCCTTTGCCTAGGCCACTCCTCAAGATCGACCATACGGCCATGACATAGCGCCAGCGTGATCGAGTAGCTTTCGACTAGACTTCCACCGCAACCTTCACAACTCTTCATTGCTTGTGCCTCTGCTGCGCGATGTAATAGCGAACCTTGTTTGGATCGACCTGGCAGAGATGGCACACAGGGACCCGAGCGACCTGTTTCGGGCTGACTCTCACCCGCAGAAAAGAGATCTCGCTACGCTGAACAAGGCGTTGACACATGACGCACTGAACAAACTCTCGCTTGTCGATCCTGGGCAAGGACTCTATCTCTTCCGAATCGGAATCAGAACCGGGGCTTCACTCTCTCGACTTGCGTAGACAGCTAGTGCGATCGCCCATAGACGGTCGTCGTGGGTTCCTTCCGGATGCGAGAACTTGATGTTGCCATCCTTCGTGAGTTCGAACTTCTCTAGGTTGATTTCAGCAATGATCTCAGGGTCGTAAGGTAGCTGGAACATGCGCGGATGGTTACATTTTGGGTTTCCGCAGGCTTCGACGCAGTTCTGCATCTGCTGCTTCATGTAGCCAAGCACTTCTTGCTTAGATGGCAAGGTGAGCATGATGCCTTCGACATTCGCAAGCCCAGCGGACTTCATGTCTTCGACGATGTATTCGCCGACTCCTGTTTGGTCGACGAGGATTTTCTCAGGGTTGAATCGTGAGGCTAGGACCTTGATGAATCCGATAACGCTGGCATAAGGCGTTTCAAGTGGAAATCGCTTGATGAAGATGAGCTTCGCAACCTTGTCCTGCTTTCTCACCAGAGCAACTGCGGAATAGTCAACCTTCTTGCCAAGGTCAGCGCCGATGAAATGCAAGGATGGCACTCTCATCGATCATGGCGAGGTCGGGGTCGATACATTTCGTGATAAGGTCTTGTGGGAAGTAGCTGTCCTCATCCTCAACAAATTCGGCATCATATTCGCGCCGGAATCTTTCGATCGGTGTGACTTGCTTGACTTCTTCAATGAAGCTCGGCTCAATTGGGCCGTTAGGCTTCACGCAGGCTTGCCAAGGAACATAGTGCTTGCTCCAGCCTTTCGAGATTTCTGGATGCGAGTTGATCTTGTAGAAAACTGAGTCTTTTCCCCAGGGTGTGCTTGACGCAATCAAGGTTCCGTTCGTTGTCGCCATCATCGGATACAGAACGTTGTAGAAGATGACTTCATCGTCGCGGAAGAAGGCTGCCTCGTCAATCAAGACTTGGTGGGCCGTGTACCCGCGCAACAGGTTTGGTGAGCATGGAAGCGCAACCATTTGGCTGCCATTCTTGAACCAGATCACAGTTCGCTGGATCTTGCCGATAAGGGCCTTGCGGTCCTGGGTTTTCATGGCATACAGAAAGCCTTGAACCCGGTCCATCATGATCATGCTTTGCCGGAGCGAAGGAGCCACAATCAGCGAGAGAGTTCGAGGATGCGTGGCAGCGAACCATATCGCCCTGACTGCGATCGTTGTGGTCTTTCCGGCCTGACGGCTCATGCGGACCGTGATGCGCTTCGACTTGTCGATCAGCACAGCGATCTGATACGAGTAAGGCCTGAATGTGAGGAAGCGTTCGGCGAAGAATGCAGGATCGTCCTTCGCTCTCTCAAGATCGTCTTCAAGCTGCGTGTCAAGAGGCTGAAGTTGGGCTAGCCACTTGTCAGCTTCCCTGTCCAGTCTTTCCATACTCAGCCTCGGCAAGCCGCTCAACTCTCTTCCATTTCGCCAGGATCTGATCCACAGCGACGTCCGACAGGAGGCCTGTGAGAACTTGGATCAAATAGCCCATCAGTCTAGCTGCCTTCTGTTTCTCCGGTTTCTTGGCTTTGGCGTTCTTGAGAACCTCGTACTGTTGGCCTATGGCTTCGACGAGTTTGTTGGCGGCTTCTTCCCTCGTTTTCTCGACATCCAACGCACACAGCCGGTAGATTATGCGCCCCGTTTGGGATAATTGGCTCAAAAAAGCCTGCAAGGGTGACACCCAGCCCCCCCTAGGCATTTTCAAGCTCCCTCTCCAGAAATTCATGAATCGCTTGACGTACGATTGAAGCCCTCGACTTCCCTTTCCGCTCAGCAACTGCGTCGAGCACCATCAACAACCTTGACGTAAGACGAATGGTTACCTTCGGGTTTCCTTTACCCGGCAAAGAAGTTCACGAGCCACTGCGTCAGCCAGAAACAGGCCGCCAGTATCGCTAGAAGGATCAGAACCTTGATGGCAAGCCTGATCGCGAATCCTAGAATTATTCCGAAGACGATGCCTGCGAAGACTGCTAGGAGGGCGACTGTGCTGAGGTAGAGCAGAAGCGACATGTCATTCGTCTTCCTCGTGCCTTTGCCTACGCCTCTTGGGCAATCGTTCTCCGACTTCGCGTAGCACATCTTTCAGCAGGAAGAGAGCACCGAAAGTGAACAGCGACACGGCGATGTTGAAGATGCATATCAGCAATAGTAGGAATAGCACTGCTGCCGAAACCGGAACCGGCTTGGACTGAAGAAGAACTTCGACAACGCGACCTAGGGGCTCTCTCAGCAATGATATCAGGAGAACCGCTGCTACCGCTGATCCCAGAAACAGCAGTGTAGCGTATTTGCGAAGCATGTCTGCGCCTGTGCCTTCAAGGCTTGCTATCCAGAACTTTCTCTTTCCCGTCATTCATCAACTCCTTAAGCCTGAGAAAAGCCCGGTAGGCGTTCACACGCCCATAGCCGAGCGAGTACTTCTCGTCAAACTTCTTCCGCGTTAAGAATCGCTTCAGAGAGACCTTCAAACGATAGAGGAACCCACTTGGCAGGGCAGCTATTTTCGATATGATTGGCATGTAAGCGGGATCGCATGACTCCAAGATGGCACGTTTGATCTGGGCAGGCGAGGCTTTCGGGAAGGCTTGCCTTAGCAGGGCATAGATTCCTGTCACATGTGGAGTAGCGAAGCTTGTGAGATCAAAGAAGCCGTAGTGGTCCCCATGGATGTCACAGGAACGGGTGCCATGGGCTCTTGCTGCAAAGATTCTCTCACCCGGGGCGACGCAATCTGGTTTTACTCGTCCATCAAGTGTTGGACCTCGAGAGCTTGCCAGGCGCAGCACATCGCGGTTGTTGACGCATCCTACGGTGATCGCTTCCTCAGCGGCGCCGGGGCTTCCGATCGAGTAGTGGGTGGGACCATAGTTGCCTGCGGCACAGATCACTCCGATGCCTTTCTTCTCTGCGAGGTAGTTCACTTCGCGGCTGACAGGATCCTTTCCGTCTGTCACGCAGTCGCTTGTTATGCTGAAGTTGATGATGTGTACGCCTTGGTTTGCAAGCCACTCAAGTGCATCGATCAGAGTATCCTCCTCAGCTGATCCGTCGTCTTGGGTGACTTTGGCGATGGCAAGTTGGGCGTCGTGTGCTATGCCTCGTTGCCGCCAGTTCTTCGCGCCTTTGCTTGCGATTATGCTTGCAACGGCCGTGTCGTGCCCGATACCATCATCGATTCCTCGAGCGCTGAAGTCTTCTGCAGTAACGATCTTTCCTTGAAGGTCGTGGTGGCTTTGATCTATCCCGGTTCCAACTACGCCTACGACTACGCCCCTGCCGGTAATGCCTTGGTTCCACAGTCTTGTGACTCCGAGACGCCTAGCGATGCCATAAGTCATACCTGACCCACTGCCAGTCTGAAGGGAATCGCCTTCGAGACGCTGTCGATTCTGCTGCCTCTCTCTTGGACGAGTTTGACAATGTCTTCCTCGAAGGCGCTGACGAGAACCGTGTTCAAGTGCGGATAGGTTTTCAGAAGTTCAAGCCGTGAATCCTTTGTGATCTCAGGATCTCTGGTCTGGATGAAGAATTTGAGCTTGCCTCGCATGGCTGGCTTGAATTGCGGAGAAAGACGATTTGACAAGGCTAGGGTGCAAGCGTGAGAGGGGCAAGGCGATATGTGGGCTGGAGCGATGAGGCATACGGATTTGTCGGCTGTGCTGAAGCGGTAGATGCAGTCAGGCATTCTGCAATGCCTTCTTGACGAGTAGGCGTCTACGGATCTCTTCTCTGGTGTCGGGAGGCACAGTCGATTCGAGTGGGGGAGTCGGCTCCTGTGGGGGCGGCTGGGGTTCAGGAGCCAACTCTTCCTTGGGCTGTTGGGCTTCGAGTCTCTGCTCCACTCCTCGTTCGAGTAGCAGGTTGTAGAGGGCTGAGCGATAGGCGAGGAAGAACATCAAGCCGGACCAGAGGATCGTTGCGAACCACCACCATGGCACATAGATCTTGCCGACCCATAGGCCGCCGAAAGGCCATGTGGTCCAGATCCCAGGCTTAAGCGTCTCAAACTCGTGGTAGACGAAGTAAGCCATGTCAAGGATCAAGCATGCCATAGCGAAGTTGCCGAGTGCCGTGAAGACAAGGTAGCGCTTCTTCTGTCTGAACATGCGATGAATCTTGATCAGCCCGAAGGAGAATGTGACCGCGAGAGTCATGATGGCAAAGACAAGCTGATAGTAGCTGAACTGTTTCCACCAGACGAGGCGGACCCACCAAGGCAGATGCCCATACTTACCTTCGTACAAGGTCCAGAACGGTGCGATTGCGCTAGCTTCAATCCAGCCGTAGGTCCACGCGAAGATGAAAGTACATACGATCATGGAGAGCTGTTCGAGGTGCGCATCCATGACCTCGTCTACTTTCTCTCGTGCAAGGCTAGCTATGCGGTACACTAGGCTCAGAGTTCACACTTCCGGATCTACGGAGGAGCTGCCAGAACTAAGCTACACCTTCAGCAGTTCGTTTGCCGAAGTAGAAGCCCACAATCGCTGAGACAATGGGTACAAGGATCTGTATTACTGCGGTCATAGCTTCCGTGCTTGTCGCTTTGACTAAGGCGTAGATGATTGCGGCGGCCAAGGTGGCACTGAATACTAAGGCGAGGATTCCTTGCACATCGCTAACTCGGCTTACGTCTTGGGCGATCTTGTACAAAATCTCCTGTCTTGAGGGCTCAGTTGCCACATGATACTTCTTGTCCTTCAAAGTTCTTCACCACAATAATCGCAGTACTTTGCCTCTTTTCGGGCTGGCGTCTGTCCACAAGAGGGACACGATTTCTCTTTCGTCTCGGGTTGGTCCTCTGCAATGGCACGTGCGGTCTGATCTATAACCACGGCTGATTCTGCTTTGATGAACCTTTCGAGAACTTTCAATAGTTCGTCCTTCTGTATGTAGATCCTGCAAGAGGAGTTGCACTGAACTCCTAGGGCGTCACAGATTCCCTTCTCCTTTATCCTTTCGCAAAGCGCATCGAGCCCTGTGAAACGATTTACGGACTCCTCAATTTCAACTAGCGGCCTATCTAACTCGTCCAATATCTCACCTCCGACATGTGTGCCGCCTTAAGGGCGACGGACTGGTCTGGCTGGGTGTGGATTGTCTCATTGGATCGGCTTGAGTTCTTTTATGACGAACTTTCCGAATCCTTGGCTTCTCGACGCTCCCAGGCCTATCTCTTGTCCCAGGTACAACAGTCTTTGAACATCTTCGAATTTGAGCTGAGGAGAAGCGACGATCAGGTTGAACGACGACCGAGGCTTGAGAACGAAATCTTGTCTGACAACGACGGTTCTCGGCCCTTGCGGTGATATTACGTGGATCGGTCGTTCCACATAGCCATCGACTTCGAGAAGTGTCCTGCTTCCTCTTAAGAGGTGTATCCTCTCGGGTTTAACGAATACACCGTGACTTATCGAGTCCCTGAATCCTGGAGTTTTCGACAGTCTTAGCACATATGCTGCTTCCTTGAGAAGTGCCTTGACTTGGCGCTCCTCGATGAAGAGCCCTTCACGGTCTTTCTTGAAGCCGGTCCAGTTGTGTATTTTGAGAATTTCCTTTTCTACAGCTTGAACATCGACGGCAGTCTTTTGAGCGATGGTCATTAGTTCTCGTCCAGAAAAGCCCTTCCTGCGCAGCCAAAATTCGATTAAGTCCTTTGCCTTTGGAATCCCACCTAGGATCTGATCTCTGAACTGTATCGTTGCAGCATACTTCCTGTACAGGTCTTGCAACGGTCAAACCTCAGAGAGAAAAGGTTCTGGAGTATCGAGGGCTCCTTATGACCTCGCCTCGCACAACATCAAGGGCTTGGTGATCTATCGTTGACACGGTTTCGCATCGCTCTCTGTCGATGAAGGCGCGATCAAAGACTTCTCTAAGGCGTATCTTGAGGTCTAGGTTTCGTAGGTACTCGGAGAGTCGGATTTTGTTCCTCCTCGCTCTCGACGGGCTGCATCGAACTCCATCCGATGAGACCTCCGTTGTTGGTCTATTTCGTCTTTCGGCCCATAGTAGAGCATCTTTCATAGCCAATCCAGTCCCTTTCGGGCGGCAGAATTCTCGTCGGAAGGCAATGGGGTCGCCGAAAGTAGATAGGATCTTATGTCTTCTAGGTTGATCCTAGCAGTAGGTGAGCATCTGCCAAAGAATTGATAGACTGGAGTTATGGTCAAGATCTCAGAGTTGAGGAAAAGTACTCCATTGTGGCTGTGAGCCTTGACCAAGGTCACGTTACAGTAATCTGGGTCTGGCTTATGCTGGCCGTTTTCGGCGGGATCAGGCCGACGAAAACTTGGTACTGCCCAGCGCTAGCTGTTGAAGCGACATGCCAAGCAAACTGGAACCTACCCGTTCCACCAGCCTCTACTGAAACCTGCTGCGCATCAAAGTACCAGTAGCCACCAGGCCCAATCACCTCAAAGTATAGTGTCGTGGACATAGGGGGACCAGGATTAGTGACTAGCACTTCGAAAGTGGCCACGCTGCCTCTCAGCGCTGAAGTTGGCCCTGAAACCAGAAGCGTAATCCGCGATGGCAAGGTTCCAGTGACAGTAAGAGAAACAGAGGAGCTTGTGGAGCCTTCGTAGTTTGCGTTGCCGCTCCAAGTAGCCTTAATCTGATAGGTCTTCGGGTAGGGCGGATACCAAACAACAGAGTATGCTCCGCCGCTAGCGGTCTGTGTCATAATGAAAATGTTCCAAGTCGATCCGTCTAGACTGTAGCTTAGAACTACCGTGGTTCCCACGGGTATTTCTGGAGAGGGCTGCGCAGGAGTTATTGTACCAGACACTGTGACCGAAGCGCCCAACGCTATCGATTCAGCTGACAGCCCGAGAGACATTGTCGAAGTGCCGCGGAAGAACGCCGTCAGGCTATGAGGGGAATTCATGGGAACAGAGTATGAAGGACTGCTTCCAACGTTTACCCCGTCAAGGCTCCAGTAATAGAAGGAGTAGCCAGTGTTCGGTGTCGCCGTAACCTGAACCGTGGTCCCATCGTCTCGCCAGCCGGAGCTAGCCGAAAGAACTCCGGCCCCAGCTGGGCTGATCGAGACGGTTAACATGTACTGTTTCTTGAAATTGGCGGTATACGTGGTTGGCGATGAAGGCACAGTGATCGTATGCGACTGAGCGCCACCGTCACTCCAAGACACCCAAACATGCTGAATACCTGTCCCACCACTGATTGGTGAGAGTGCCTCCATAATGTGAGTGCTTCCCACATCCCAGGTGAAAGTCTGTGGAGTCGTTATTTCTACGCCGTCAACCCTAACAAACCCAGAGCCTGTCGGACTAGATGTGACAGTGATTGCAGCAGTGAACCCATAGTTAATTGTGTTTTGGTAGGCGCACGAGATGAATCCTTGGTTGTCATGTCCCCTTGCCCTCCACCCATCAACATACATCTCATAAAAGCTACTATCACGTGAAACAACGCCTGTTGACCCTTTAGTGATCATATCCCAGATTTCCGACACGCCCTGAGGGGCTGTGAACGTGTCGTATCCGTCATTTGCTGGATCGAGTATGTCAATAATGGCCCCCGCAACACGCCCCTCGACACTGTCACCATTTGACCAGCCTGCGCTACCCCAAGTAGGGCTTTCTAAGTCAACATTGTATGAATTTGCCATACTGAAGAAATTGTATTCTCCTGCAAGGCGTCCGGCCCACCACGCGGCACGATAGCTATTCCATTCGGCCAAGCCCTCGCCAAGCGCCATACCCTGATTGTAAGCATTCTGAATCCAATGGGATCCACCCCATCCTGGTGGACCCCAACTCATAGAAGTAGGATCCCAGACATACATAGTGACCCTGTGAAACCACTCATGCTGTAAGACGTCCCAACTTGCAGTATTGTCACGTCCCTCAATGCTAATCCTTCCGTTAATGCCCCAATGTGCATGCGTGCCATGTCCTGTCGGAACAGGGTACTCGACTTCCTGAGCCTTTCCAACTAATGCATACAGATTGAAACTAAATCCTGTCTCCGCATACAACCAATTCCAAGCGCCGCGATACCAATTGTCAGAAACGAGTGCATTGTAAATCCGATATGCGGCAAAGAAATTCGGGGCCTCTGAGTTAGAAAGGGAAACAGGAATCCAGTTTCCAGTGTCACCTCCAACTGAGAGAACTCCCGAAGCGGAGACGTAGTCGGATCCGTCAAATCGGACCATACGTAATGATTGAGTGTAAGGAAGAAAGTATATGCGATATCCTGCTCCATCATAGTTTGTGGTTGAAAGGCTGAATCTCCCATTATTACCGATGCTCTGCCAATCCAAGATTGCTCCATCTGACGCCCGTATGAGTTGGGCAGCGCCCGAAGAAAAGACGTAGCTGTCCCTGTTGTTCAATGAGCTGTAGATGTCTCCAGGCGATGACCCCCAGGTTAGAGATGGGAAACCTGATCCCCAGTTATTGTCTGTTATGTAGCAACTCAATGTACCCGTAACTGTCAACGATAGTCCAGGAGGACCTGGCACTGGTGTGAAGGGAGGAGGCAAAGGCTTGTGTGAGGCAAGATCAGATCTAACTGGGCTAGTGGTTGCTGGTGGTGGAACCTGCACAGCTTCTGGAAATGAAGGAGGCGCCAAGATCCCGGGAATGGCACTGTTGGAAACCACGATCCCACGTGATCCGTCGCTGCGAAGATAGAGGTATGCAACATTTCCGATCCAAGTGCGATCTGACAAGCCACCTGCGCTCGCCGAGATCGTCCAGTCTCCGGCGGGGTCACCAAGTGTGACTGGGATTCCAAACTGAATTGAATCTCCGATTCTCATTTGGAATCGAAATGTTGTGAGTGTTCCTGCAAGAGGAGTCACTCCCTTTCCATATGCCGGGAACTGGATATTTAGCGTCATGTTGATTGGTCCGATTCGGGTGGATACAGTAGCTAGAAGATCGCTATAGACTCCTTTGGCTAGGGGTCCGGAAAGCGACAGGGAGACTTGAATTGGCGGAGAAATCGATCCAGAAGTTCGATCGCAAGCGAACCTCAGAGGTACCTGAAACAGTATGTCTCGACGAACTATACTTGGTGCAGACAGCGTAGAAATCATAACTAGTATAGTGAAACTAACGAAACGCTTTTTCAAATGCAATTGATGGGCGCACGCATGAACTCCATTTCGGAAACGAATTCCATGGCGCCTCAGATAATACAGAGCAAGGACAAATAGCAGAATCGTGACTCCTTTGACGATAATCCCAAACGCAAGACCTTGAGCTGTCTGGTTTTCAAATACTATCACATTCAGCTTGTCTGATGCCGTGAACCATGCCGTAGCTGAATGAGCCTCTACAAACGCCTCAATGACCCATTCGCCTGCTTTCAATGGTTCTATTATTATCACTAGTCGAATTTGCGTGTCTCGCGTCAGAGCTCCGCGCCAATGAAGATTGCCCTCCAACACCTTGAACTCTGAGGGCACGTTAACATTAAACACTGCTTCGGGTACATCCACCGAAGATTCTAAGGTGGCCGTGAGCACAGACTTGTGATGGATTCTTGGAATGTCCGATATCGAAAGCCGTAGCTTAAGGGGGGATGTCGGTGCTTGCGAGAAAACAGATGTTTCCTCGACTGCAAAGACGAATAACATGCCAAGGACTACCAACGACACCAGAGCGCACAC